TTTCTACACCACCTACACCACCTACACCACCTACACCACCTACACCACCTACACCACCTACACCACCTACACCACCTCATTTAACACAACGATATTCAAATAACACAATAAATAATATTATTAATAATGCTATAAACGATGTTTCTTATTTAAATGAACCTGAAAATACAATAATACCTTCAAATAATGATTTTATATATAGAAGACGTTCTACTTTATATTTACCACCTATTATAAATCCTTTTACATCTACAACTGAAATACCACGTTCTCCTGTAAATAATAACAATTTACATCCATCCAATGACATTAGGAATCGATTAAACTTTGGTTTTAGATAATTTCATAATATTTGAAAATATTATGAAATTATTATCCTAGAAGAATTATTTTTCTTTTTCTACCACCCGTAGAAGTTTTAGTTTTTAACTTTTTATTGTTTTTTGACATAATTTCTTTGTTATATAATGTTTCTGCTTTTTTTATTTTTTTAAATTTATCAAATGTTAATTTTAAATAATCATTAATATCTGTAATTTTTACAATATTTTCTTCATTTATATCTAAAATATCATTATCAATTAAGATGCTATTTTTATTTTCTAATAATCCCATATTAGGTATAAAATTATTATCTTCCTGAATTTTGTAATTATATATTTTATAATTTTCCAATAAAATAACAACGGTTTTTTCTGATTTAATATCAATTAAAATAACATTATTATTAATTGAACCTAACTCTGTTCTTGATATTATCATTAATCTTATATTATAATGTAAAGCCAGTAAAATAAACTCAAATTCTGTTAAATAATATATTTCATTAAAAACCAAAGTTTCAAAATTATTTTTTCCAATATAATTATAAATTTGGATTTTATTTGATAATTTATAAATTTCTTTTATATTTTTTTGTTTTTTTTTATCTGTATATAATTCATCAATTAAACTTGATAATTTTTGTTTTAAATCATTCATATTAATATATTCATTAAGTTTTAATCTTATAATATTTAAAATTAGTTGGAAACTACATATTTCGGTGTTAAAAAATTCAGTTATTTTAAATCTATCTTTATTTATTTCATTAAATTCTTTATATTTTTTTAAATTAATTTTTCTATTAAAAAAATCAGAATTTATACATTTCATTGAACTTTCATATAAGTCTTTTTCAAACAATGATTGATTAATACTTTTATTTGTAAGCATATTTGATTCTAAATTTGGTTGGTTTTGTGATTCGCTTCTATTTATTTCTTCTAACATTTCAAAATTAAAATCATATTTAACTGAATTATTTGGTTCTATTTCATCATATGAATTTTTTATATTAGCATATTTATTAAATGTTTTAATTTCAATATTATCAAAATATTCTTCCAATAATACTTCTTCTAATAAAAGAATTTCGCTATTATTTAAATTATAATTTACTTTTTCAAATGATAAATATATATTACTTTGTATAATATATTCACTAATTTTTGGAAATCTTATTAATTCATCACTTAATCTAAAAAAATAAATATCAAAATTATTCTCATTGCTTAATAAATTTTTGTCTGGTAAAATTAATTTACATGTTTCGTTTTCATATATACAATTATTTGTCCCTTCTTGACATATATCTTGATTTTCATTAAAACATGTTGATATGTTTTTTAAATTTTCATAATCATTCGGTATTTCTGCAAATTTTATATAATCATTCATAATTTGTATTATAAAATTATGAACTTCTTCCAATAAAGAAATATAATCTTTTTTTTTATTTAATATATTAATAAGTTCTTCTTTATTTTCTTTATTTTCGATGTTTTTTAATAAAATCTTCAATAAATTTCTAAAAACATTATAAAATTTAGATTCCAATTCGACTTTTTTTACTGCTATTTTTCTCTCCAAATCTATTCCATCATTCATTAAAATATTGTTATCAGAAATATATTCATTTTTTGAATTTATTATTATATATTCATTGTCTGGATTCATTCTTAATTGGTCGTAAGCTATTGGATTTACAGGTATGAATTGATTTGTTATTGTTAAAATTCCTATTAATAAACCTTCATCTACTATTAATCCTTCTATTTTTACTAATAATTTATTATTACTAATATTTGATAATTTTTTTATTATTTCAACTGTTTTTTCAAACTCAATACCATTAAAATTTTCTTCAATAAATTCATAATCATATTCGTTTAATATTTTTGAAGGTTTAACTGGTAAAAAGAATTCATTGTCAGTAAAATTTATAAGTATGCCTATGACTTGTGTATTAAAATTTATTAATTGTTTAATTATTTGAATTTTTAAAACTTTTAATATTTCTATAATGTCAATAAGATAGTTGTTTTCATAATATGAGTAAATATTGGGCAAACTTTGTTTAGAACCGCATTGTTTATTTATCATTAACTTAATATAATTTATACTTTTTAATAATTCTGGAGAATATTTATCTAATTCTTGTAATTCAAAATATTTTTTTATATCTAACCCATTGGTTTTACCATTATCGTTATGTAAATTTTGTAAAGTTAAAATTTCATATATATTATTTTCAGAATAAAGTATAATTGTTGGTCTTGAATGATAAAAAACATTTTTTGAATATCTATTTTTTGGACAAATTAATTCTATTTTTTCTAATTGACTATCTTTTGGATTTACTAATAATATAATATTAATACCATTTTCAAATAATAAACCATTTGAACTCTTTGGCTCACATATTAAATCCCATAAATATTCATAATTTAAAGTACTGTCTTTGTTTTTTAAATATTTTATAAAATTTTTGTAAGAATTAATAATATAACTTAAATAATCTCTCCAATTTTTTTTACCCATACTTTTTTTATAAATAGTAGAATTTTTATATGTTTCAATATTTATATTTTTTTTTTTTGATGAAAATATATCAATTAAAGCACCATTTTGTAATTTTATAAATGTATCTAATTTTAATTTAGTTAGTCTTTTTATTAATAATTTAATTGATATAGAATTTTTGTCAATATTCTTTAAATGTAATTTTCTTCTTTTTTTAAAAGTGTTATTTATAACATCACTGTAAGCAGATGCTATACAGGACAAAAATGATGTTTTAACATTTTTATCTACACCTAATCTCAAAATACAATAATTATTTTTTTTTAAATTAAAATTATTTCTAGATTGGTAACAAGTATTTTCATTATCATAATTTAAAAATTTTTGCAATGCTAACGTCAAATATCCAGTTTGATTTTTATTTAAAGGGAAAGCTTCTCTCAATGGTTTTTCATCTAGAATTTGTATTGATTTCATTGTTTTACGCATTTCAAGCCTTGTTTTTTTTAACGATTTTTCCATATTTGTCTGTTTTCTTCTTTTATTTTTTTGGCTGTTTTTTGTTTCTCCTTTTGTTTCTCCTTTTGTTTCTCCTTTTGTTTCTTCTTGATTACATGTATTATAATTAATAACTCTTTCATTTGAAGGTAATGGTTTTTCTTGTTTTTCACCAATGACGTTTTCTAAATTTATTTTACCATCTTCCCCTATTTGAAACTCTGGCTCTGGTGTAGGTTTCCATGCATTTTGTAATGTAATTTTTGGAATATCTTTTTTTTTTACAACTCTATCTTCTTCTGTATCATAAAAAACCATTTCACCTTTTCCGTTTTTATTTTTTATATATTTTTTTGTATATTTTCCATATGTTGTGGGCTGTCCATAACAACATGGAATACATAATTTTTCAGGATGTTTATCAGGTGATAAAAATGATGGATATAATTGCTTATAAATTAATGGATTTTCTTTTGATGTTTTATCACTTTTTTCTCTATGAAAACGACTATCTGTAAATTCAAATATTCTTTTTCCTTTTGGTACCTTTTTTGCATTTTCTGGAATTACAGCATCCCATCCACCACACTCGCCATTATTAACTTGTTCCAAACTTAAACTTCTAGATTTACCATCATCATCTCTAATACACCAATATCTTGGACATATATAATGATATTTTTTACTTCCTGTTCCATAAGTAATATATTCATCATATGATTTATTACCACTATCTTTATCTTTTTCATCAATATATTTTTTTTCCTCTGCCGTTAATATTACCGGTACTTTTTTATATTGCCATCCACAAGATTTCGCATATGAATTAAAATTAGGTATATTTTTTTTTAAAAATAATTTTGGGTCTCTTTCTTTTAATCTTTTAATAAATAAATTTTTTGAACCTGATAAAGACAATTTTGTTAAATCAACATCCATTTCATCTCCTCCTCCTATTGATGATTCTTGTGATGATTCTTGTGATGATTCTTGTGATGATTCTTGTGATGATTCTGGTGATAACTGAACTTTAGTCATTTTTGGTATCTGTGATTTAATATCTTCATTACTTTCCAATGAACTATCCAAATCTGAATTTAAAGATAAATTAAACATAGAATCGTCTTCCTCTGGTTCTACAACTGGTTCTACGACTGGTTCTACGACTGGTTCTACGACTGGTTCTACGATTGGTTCTACAACTGGTTCTACAACTGGTTCTACAACTGGTTCTACGATTGGTTCTACAACTTGTTCTACAACTGGTTCTACGATTGGTTCTACGATTGGTTCTACGACTTGTTCTACGACTTGTTCTACAACTGGTTTTTTATTTAATATATTTAAACTACTCAAAGAACTATCCAATGAACTTAATATAATTTCTTCTTTTGGTGTAGGTGCTTTTGGTGGTGTTGGTGCTTTTGGTGGTGTAGGTTCTTTTGGTATAGGTGCTTTTAGCATAGGTGTAGGCGCTGTTGGTGCTTTTGGTGGTGTAGGTGCTTTTGGTGTAGGTGCTTTTGGTGGTGTAGGTGCTTTTGGTGTAGGTGCTTTTGGCGTTGGTGCTTTTGTTTCAATTTGTTCGTTAAAATCAATTTCTTCATCATCATATTCCTCGTCATCTGAAACAAGAAAATCATTATCAAAATCATCATCAGAATCTATATATTGTAATTTACTACCTTGAACATTTTCTTGTAATTTTACCAAATCATCAATATCCAAATCATCATCTTCCAACTTTTCATCTTCTTTTATATCTTCTGTTTTTTTTGTAAAACAATTTTCTTTTAAAGACTCTTTCGATATTTGATTTTTATTAGTAATGATTGCTATTAGAGCATTGATATAAATTTCAATAAATTTAATATATCTTATATTATTTATATGTTGCACCGTTAATTGTATAACATTATTATACCCATAACCAAAAATATCAACAATTTTTTGTTCTATTTTAATTTCAAAACCAGGATTATCTTTTACATTTATTCTTTTATTTTCATATTGTTCCATTTGAAAACTTATTTGACTTTGCCATTCAGAAACTTTTTTTACTGCCTCTTCTTGTGATAAATTAAAGTTATCCTTTACTTTATTTTTTATTGTTTTTAAATCAACATTATTTCTTTGTAAAATAGTAATAAAAAAATTAATACTATCCATTATTTGAAAGGAAGACACCCTTTTATATGTTAAATTAATAATATCATCAGTGTTTGAAATAATACCGTCGTTAATATTAAACACTGGTGACAAACAGCCAGTATAATCATTCAAATTTATTTTTTTTTTATGTTCAAAGGAATAAATATAATTAATATTATTTATTTCAATATTTTCATCATAAATATTATCAAATAATGTATATTTATAACCAATATCATTTGTAAACTTATTTATTTGCGATAAAACTTCATTATTAACAGTCCTTTTAATAATTTCATTAATATTTTCAATATTTTGTGGTTCTATGAATTCTATTTTTATTTCAATATTTCCTTCTGGTGATAGCTCGCAAAAAACTTCATTTATATCATCTAATATAAATAATCCTATTTTTTTTGTTCTAGCTAAAGATTTTGCCAAACTTTTAATTTTAACTTGTTTATTATTATAATTAACATATAAACTAGGTATTCTTTTACCATTTGTTGAAATATTATTTGCAGTGTAAAGTCTATATATATTTTCCAAATTATTACCAGAATTATATTTTATAAATGGTAAATTGGTGCTTGTATTTAATATTTTAAATATTGTTTCTAATGGTATTATCATATTTGAAATGGGGTGTATTGTAATATATATATTTTTTACTCCATTATTTAAATACTCGATAGAAACATCATCATGTATTTTATTCAAAAAACTTATTTTATTCTCAATATTATCTAAATTATTTAATCTCATATTTTGATTTTTTAGAATTTCCGGTCTATTACTGTTTATATCATTAATATTTCTCACATTAAAATTATTATATAGTTGTGGATAATAAACTTTCAATAAATATTCTGTTAAATTATTATTTTTTTCTATAACATCTTTGGCTAAACAAATATATATATTGTTATTTAAACAATCGCCATATTCAAACAAAGATTTTTTATTTTGTGTAGTAATTGATGTTAGTTCATTAACAATAGAATCATCTTCATTTTCAACTTCAAATGGATTAGATATAAAAATGTGTTTTTTATTATAATATGCATCAACACCAATGCTTTTTTTTATAATATTTGTTTTTGCAAAATTTATATTCTTTAAATTTATGAAATCTGAATAACCATATAATGATTTTTTTTTAGAAATAAACAAATTAGAATCAAATTGTTTATTATTTAAAAAATCAGAAAAATGAATATTTTTTAAAAAATAATCTAATCTATTATTGTTTAATTCTAAAAAATTATCTTGAATCAACTGATTAAATATTATTTTTGAATTTATTTTTTCATTAAATAAAGAAAACAAATAAATTTCTGGTATTGTAACTGTTATATTTGACCATTTTACTAATTTTTCTTTTATTCTTATTATAGAATCATCTTCATATATATACTCATTAATTATAGAATAATCAATATTTTGCAAACTAATTAGATTCCATAAATCTTTTGATATTAATTCTTCTATATTTTCATTCGAATTTTCATTCGAATTTTCATTCGAATTTCCTACAAAAAAATATATATGATTAATTTCATCACCATTCCATAATATTAAATTAAATATTTTTGACATATATATAAATATATCTAAAATTATTTAATTATAAATAATATGAATATGATAGTAGCTTTTTGTAAAAATAGAGGTATTGGTATTGGAAATACTTTACCATGGCATATACAACACGAATTAAAATATTTCAAACATTTAACAAGCTCTAACGGTAACGATTGTATTATAATGGGGAAAAATACATGGTTAAGTTTGCCTAAAAAACCACTTCCAAAAAGAACAAATATTATTTTAAGTAACTCTTTAAAAAAAAATATACTACCGAAAAATACTTTGCTATTCAATAATAAAGAAAATTTAATAAAATACGTTACAGAAAAGAAGCATACATCATGGATTATAGGTGGTGAAAAAATTTATAATTCTTTTATATCTTCAAATGAATTAGAAAATATATATGTTACGTTTATCAATGAAAACTATAATTGTGACACATTCTTTCCAAAAATACCAAAAAAATTTAAATGTATAGAAAAATCATCTTACAAAATGTCAAATAATATTTTTTATAGATTTGAAATTTATAAAAAATTTAGGAATATGCGTTAAAATTTCAAATTGAAATTTAAAAAAAATAATATTTATATACTATATAATGGGACTACTCGAAAATTTAATGGGGGGACGCAGACGCAGACGCAAATCTAAAACACCTAAAAGAACTGTCAAACGCAGACGCAGACGCAAATCTAAAACACCTAAAAGAACTGGCAAACGCAGACGCAAGTCTAAAACACCTAAAAGAACGGTCAAACGCAAACGCAGACGCAGACGCAAACGTTAATTAAATTTTAATAAAATTTTTAAACATTTTATTAAAATTTATAAATCATAGTAAGGGCTATCTGTAATTGTCATTCCACAATATTTTGTAGGATTTTCTTTGTAATTAACAGGTTTATAAATATTAGCTTTTTCTGCATTTTGAATTATAAATTTGAAATTTTCCCAAAATTCGGTTGTGTGTCCAATGCTTTTTGTTGCTATATGAGATAATTCATGTAGTGCTACAAACATTAAAGTATTTTTATCAATTAACTTGTTACCTTTTTTAGTAGTTGTTGCACAAAAAGCCAATTTCTCTCCTTTATTTTCAGAGTATGCTGTGTATTTACTGGTTGGTAATATTTCATTTATTTTTTTTGGATTAAAATTTTTAACTAAACGTTTTACATTTGCTCTATCTGGAAATTTATCTCCTAAATATTTTACTAATTTAATCATTTTCTGCGTTGTCTCCGCTAATAAATCTGCAACCAATTGTAATTTCGCTCTTTCTCGAACACAATATTGTTTGCCATCAACATTTGAAATAATACATTTTAACTGAAACAAATCAGATTCTCTATAAATTCTAAATATTATTAACAAGACAAACCCTATTAATATATATGTAAATATATCTCTTTTCATATATAAAATATAATATTTAATTTAATAATGATATATTAAATATTATATGAAATAATTATTGCGAACCAATTTCTAAATCACGTCTGTTAGAATCTGCAGTAATGGTACTGTTGTTCCATGGACCAATATTCACTCTTGGATTGGCTGGCTCACTTCTCAACTGCAAATTGGCATTTCTTAAAGAAGTTCCTACAGTATTAATACCTTGTAGTGTTCCAGCTGTAAGCAATGAAACATTTTGTAAATCACCCGAACCTTGTGGATTTAATTGAGAAAACTCACTATTGGCATCTTTTGGTAATAATTCTCTTGGATCTGTTACATTTTGCTTAACACAGCTAGGTGGTAATCCTTGCATATTTGTAGTCATACCCGTTGCTTGAGCGTTTTCAGAATTTGTTCCTTCAGGACCAGCAGGTTGATAATTATTTTGCTCTACAGCGTTGCTTGCAGAATTCATTTCAGAATAAGAATCTAAACTACCAGCTTTAGATTTTGAATAAGTGTATAAGAAATATCCACCAACTATTATCGCCACTAAAATTAATACCTGATGTGATTTAAAGTTCTTTAAAAGATTCATTTTTCTTTTCATTATAAATTCTATTAACAAAATAATTTTATTAAAAATTATATTATTAATCACTAAAATTATCTAAATCTTCACCATCAGAACTTTCAATATCTTCTAATAAATATAATTTTTTTATATTATTTGCTTTTAAATATGCTTGTATAGCATTTTTTTTGGCAATTCGAGCATTTTTTAAAGCTTTATTATAAATATCTAAATAAACTTCTTTTGGATGTTTTAATTTCATTTTCGGTGTATTTTCAGAAATTTCTAAAGTAACTTCTTTCAAAAAATCTTTTTCTAAATTATTATTCAAATTATCTTCTAAATTAATAGTTTTTTGTTGATTTTCTTTTCTATTATTTCTATTATTTTCATTTTCTAAAATATTTTCTGTATTTTCATTTTCTAAAATATTTTCTGTATTTTCATTTTCTAAAATATTTTCTGTATTTTCATTTTCTAAAATATTTTCTATATTTTCATTTTCTAAAATATTTTCTGTATTTTCATTTTCTAAAATATTTTCTGTATTTTCATTTTCTAAAATATTTTCTTTTTCATTATTTAATATATCAACTTCACTTGAATCACTATCATCTGAATCACTATCTGAATCACTATCTGAATCACTATCCGAATCACTATCATCTAAATCATCATTTGATTTATCTTGAATTTTATAATTTTGTTCTAAATTTTTCAATTGTTCTTTTTTATTTTCATAAGAAAAATTACTCAAATTGGAATAAATATTTGTCATAGTTTTATCTACATTATTATTAATTTTTATTAAACATTTACTAAATATTTCTTTTTTATTAAATTTCATAATTTGTTTTAAAGATATGTCTAATTGAAAAGAAGAACTACTAAATTTTAACCCATTGACTTGAAAAATAGCTATTATTTCATCAGTAGGTTTTATATCTTTTTCAGTTATTGTGTTTTCTTCATTATCCCATAGTTTAAGTATAAATCCTTTTATATTTTTTTCTATATTTGTTCTTATTAAATTTTTATGAGTTTTATATTGTCTAATACTTGTATTCCATCTTTCTTCTATATCATCTTTAGTTGGTTCTTCTGTAAACCATAAACTACCTTTACTACAAATAATTTGTATAATTCTTTTCTCAATTTTTGAAAAAAAATTAATAAAATCATAATGGTCTCTTTCAAATAACAAATCACAATAAACTTTTTTTTCTGTTTTTGTAATACCATTTTTTGTAAATATTTTAGGAGTTTGAATATATAAATCATCATTATTCATTTTTATTTTTGCATAATAACCACCACCTTGTACTGCTTTTGGTGTATATAATATTATTGAATTCAAATCTAAATGTTCAGTATATTGATATATATGCGTCATTAAAAAATGATAAGAAAATTTTGCTGTTTAAAATACGAATACGTATAAAAAATTTTTTTTTTTTGTAAATATTATTTAATGAATATTAAAGAAAAATTAATGAATGAATGTTTAAATATTTTTAAAAGGGAAGATGTAAAAGATGAAATAAAAGAAATAATGAAACCAGTTATTGATATGTTTTTAAAAGAAATATATCCATATATTTATCTTTCTCTTATTTTTGTAATCATAAGTTTTTTATTAATTTTAGGTATATTTCTAATTTTAGTGCGTAGTAAAACTTTATTAAAAATTATAAAAAATAAATAATATCAATATATATAAAATGGTAAGAAGAAATAGAAGCAGAAATAGAAGAAGAAATAGAAGAAGCAATAAAAGAAACAATATAATCAAAAGAGGTGGTGGTTTTGTTGCTACAATAAAAACAGCATTGATACCACTTTTGTTATTAGGAGCAAATCATAAATATAAAGGTAAAAAAACTGCAAGAAAAATAAATAAAAAAAGAAAAAGAATAAAAAAGATTACAATGAAAATTAGAAATAAAGGTCGTGGAAGACGCAGAAAACGACGTTAAAATATATAATAATAATATTTAAAAATAAATTATTAAATATTACTATATTAAAATGAGCGATTTCCATGAAAATATAAAGCAATGGGTTTTATTAGACAATGAATTAACTGCTATACGTAACAAATCAAGAGAAATGAGAGAAAGAAAAAATAATTTAACTAATAATTTATATACTCACGCAGAACAAAATAATCTAGATACAGCAACAATACAAATTTCAGATGGTATTTTAAAATTTCAACAATTCAAACAAACATCACCATTAACATTTAAATTTCTTGAAGAATGTTTAAATGATTGTTTAGGAGATGAAGAAAAAGTTAAAAGTATTATAAAATATATTAAATCCAAAAGAGAAGCAAAAATTTCTTATATTGTAAAGAGAACGTATAATTAAAATAATATTATTTTAAATTAATTTAAAGTATGAAAAATATAATATTTATTATGAATAAAAATTTAGCAAATAATTTAAAAAAATTATATAAAAAACAAAAAAATGATAAATTTAATGAATGGTTAAATAAATGCGTTGATTGTGATTTATTTAATAAAGATGTCGTCAATGAATTTATAATAGAAATTACAAATTTATTAAAAAAAAAAGGTTATGAAATTAATGATAAAAATCAATTTAAAAACTCAATAGCAAAATATATATATTTGGAATCTGTATAAATGCAAGAAAATGATGAAAATATACCAGCTTTACAATATTTAAAAGAAACCTATTCAAATTCTGAAATTTTTGATAATGAAAAAATTATGAATATGATTGAATTAAATTATAAATTAAATTTTAATATGGATATTAGAAATAATATAGACTATATAAAAAAAAAATATACAGATATTTATAATTATATAGATATTTTTAAAAATGACAGAAATAATGTAAATTATGAAAGACTTTTAGATATTATTTATGAGAATATCAATCATAAATATAATTATGATATTATTTATGATAACCCTGAAGAAATAATAGAAATTCTAGAAAAACAATAAATATCTTTTAAAATAATTATTTTAATAAAGAAATAATTATTTAAAATAAGCTAATAGTAATATATAAAATGAAATTAGATAATTATATATGTTATACAAAAGATGATAAAATATATAGTTTAGGTATGGAATTAGATAGTCATATTATGAAAGAAAAATTCACAGGTGGTTCTAAATCTTTTTTACGTAAAAAATTAGGTATTCCATTATCACTTTTTTTAATAAATAATAAAAAATCTTTTTTTGATGATTTCGTAAATGAAGATAATAAACAACAAAAAGAAAAAATAAAACCAAAAGAAAAAACAAAATGCATTACATGTGATTTATTTAATAAATTAATAAATTTAAGAGCAAACCCAATTCTAAAAAAGAAAAAAACAAAAAAACAAAGAAAGAAAAAAAAAAGGAAAACAAAGAAAAACTTATTTATATTTTAAATAAACCTCTTTGATTAAAAATATTTTTTTATAATATTTTTAATTAAAAACTACTCCATCTATCAGAATTAAATGGTTTTTTTACTATTTTATTAATATTTCTTTTATAAAAATCTAATTTTTTATTTTCTTTTGTCATTGGTACATTTGGTTGTATTTTCATTATATCCCTTTCTAAATCAGAAGGTTTTTCTTTTTTTGCAAAACAATTTACACCAAATTTCGCTTTAGTATTTTTTATATAACCACCATTTATACCAGGTCTTCCACAATTATTTTTACTACTTGGATCTTGTTTTAATCTTTCGTATGTTTTTTTTTGCGTTGGATATAAAGCCATTTGGTCTTTAGACCAACCATAACTACACCATTCAGCTCCATTATTATAAGCTTTTTCAATCTGATTATATGATGCTAATTCACCATCATGGGCGTTACATAATAATTTAGCTTCTTCATATGTATAAATATTATCACCTATGTGAAATACTTCATTTTTTTGCATATTATTTTCAAAACTTTTATTTGGTAGAACATCAATATCTATTTGTGGGTTATCACCAAACATATTTTTAATTGAAGTTCTAAAATCTACTTCAAAAAAGTATTGTAACGCATTTACAAATATTAAAAATAAAAATACTCCCCATAATATTAATTCAATAACTTTTACACTTGGTCCATTTTGTATAGCTTTTGATGGAGTGTGGGAAATACCTAAATAATTAAAAATTAATACATATATTATTATAACAGATATCAACACAGCAAATATTATAGGATTTTTCGACTTTTCATATAAATTATCATTTACGTTATCAAATAAATATGTAAATCCTGTACTAGGAGAAACTTCTAAACTCATCTATAAATTATTGTAATATTTTTTTACAATAAAAAAAGCAATAAGCCATATTTGTCTTTATACTAGATTCATTTACTTTATTTACATGTGTATCGTTGAAATGATACCAATTACCATTAGCATTTTTTACAAAAGACGTATAATGACCACCAGAGACATCACCAGAATGATTGCATATTCCAAATAAATCATATTTATAAGAATTTTTATTATAACCAACAACATATTTTGATAAATCGAAATTCTCTGATGGAAAATCAACCAATTCATTGTTTTTTTTATTATTATTATTAAATCTTTTTAATGTTATAATCAATATATTAGGTAAATTCCAAAATACAATTTGTTTTGTAGCTAATTCTTTTTCTTTTGTATTTTCATTTATAATTTTGGATTCTAATTCTTCTTCTTCTGTATACAGTCTAATACTTTCCTCCAACGTTTTTTTTTTTCCAATAGGAACATTTAACATAAAAAAAGGTTCAGGACTAGCACTTTCATAATCACTCTCTTTTGAAACAATCTTTGATACATGTATACCATAAAACATATTTAAAAATTCTGAATATTCTTTACTATACATATTTTTCATCATTTTATAACAATTTATTGCTAATTTATCAACGTTATTTTCTATATTACCTTTAATATTCATATCTACCTCCCGTTTTATCGATTCGTGAAATGACATTAATAAAAATGTCAAAAATTCGGTCAAATCATTTTGTGCATATCCTGTAAATATATCAATTTCTTTAAGACTCGCTACTTTTTGAACAGCACTAATAAAACCCGATGGTTTTATTATACAATTTTCACTCCACATTAATTGTCTCAACTTATCCCATTCTAACAATAATAAACTTTCTGGTATTTTATTAATACGTTTTTTATATGTACCACTATTTAAAAAATCATTAAGTGCATAAGTATGTGATAAACATTGAACAGTTGAATTAATAAAACAAGTATTACCTAAATTACCCAAACCTGTCAATCCTTTTCCATTATAATTATAAGGTTGTTCTAAACTGGCCATCATATTATATATTTTCATAAGTATTTTTTAAATATATTTAACTTATTCTTAATTAAAAAGAAGTTAAGATTTTATAATAGAGAAATGAATAATGATGCTACCGCTAGAGAATATTTAAGTCTATATAGACAACATTTTAATATGATGCAATCATTTTATGATTTAAATAATAATATTATAATGGGTATAAATAATACATTATCCACACATAGACCAAATAGAAGACAGGTACGTGAAAGAAATTTTATGCAAATGCCTTTCATGCGACCTGCAATGCCACCTCCACCTCCCCCACCTCCACCACCTCCACCACCTCCACCACAATATCAACCATCAAATATATCGCCAATTTTAAGAACACATAGCAATTTTGATAATTCAAGAAATTCTACGAGAACAAATACAGGCACAAACACTACATTTTTTAACTTGAGAACTCCTCCTATAAGACCACCTTCCAGACGAAGAGGAAGACATAGACGTTCCATTAATCAACCTTTCTTTTTTAATACTACGTTTAATGCCAGTGATTTGCAAGAAACGTTAAATAATTCTTTATATGATGCTTACCCACAAATACCCCTACCACAAGAAAATTTTAATAACGAAACTATTTCAAATACATGGGAAAATATTAGAAATATTTATGACTTATCCAATAATCAAATTTGTCCAATTACTAGAGAGAATTTTAACAACGATACTAATGTAGCAATAATAACTCATTGTTCTCATATATTTACAAGGAATCAATTGCTTAATTGGTTCCAGTTTGACACTAGGTGTCCAATTTGTAGATACGATTTATTTAACAATACAGCAACTTCAAACACAACAAATACACCAAATACACTAAATACACCAAACACACCAAATACACCAAACACACCAAATACACCAAATACACCAAACACACCAAATACACCAAACACACCAAATACAACAAATACACCAAATACACCAAATACACCAAACACAACAAACAATCAAAGAGATATGAATTATTTAAATGAAGGAATTAATAGAATATCAAGCATACTAAATAATAATGAGGCATTAAATGATATTAGTGAAAATATATATAATTTATCAAACGAAATTGCTGAAAATGTTATGAATGTTTTTTCAGACCTATCAAACACTTTAAATACAGATAATTCAAATAATATATTGACAAATGAATTAATATTTAATATTCCAAATATATTCAATAATCTCCAACATAATACAACATTTCCAGAAACAAATTATTATAATAATTCAACCGATTATTTTAATCCTTTTAATACAGAACAAACCATTTTAAACCCAGCTGTTAATAATGAAAATAATCAAAATACAAACAATACAGATAATCAGGAAAATGAAGAAAACCATTTAGATGAAGAAGATATTTATGACGATGCTGACAACGTAGATTAAAAAATATATTGTAAATATATATATGAAAAATGTTTTTGTTATACTAGGATATAAATTAAAAAAAAACTCTAAAATTTCCAATATTTTAAAATCTAGATTAGATAAAGGCATTGAAAAATATAAAAAAAAGATATAATTATCGTTTGTGGTGGGAATACTTCCAATCAAAAACACACAGAAGCATATGTTATGAAAAAATACTTAATTAAAGGAAATATACCTGAAAAATCTATTTTAAAAGAAAGAAAATCTATTTCAACTAAAGAAAATATCAAATTTCTCTCAACAATTATATCAAAAGAAAAAATTTCCAAATTCTCAATAATATCTTCCAAAACTCATATACCAAAAGTAAAAAATATTATTGAGAATTTTATATTTTATGATAAATATAAAATAAAATATATTTCTGTTTAAAAATTACTAAAAATTATATAATTTTTAGTAATTTTTAATGGTTAAATAAAATTTTGAATCAAATATAATCCTGGTGCGGAAACACTTGCAATATGACACCATTTTGTACCAATATTGCTTTCCGATATATCATAATAAAGTCGGAAAATTTTTTTTATTTCATAATGTTTTACAAAAAAATAGAAATAAGACAAAAAAAACCAACTTATTATTATAAATTTATATATTTTACTTATTTTTGTTAAAAATAAAACTATAAATGCTATTGCATTATAAACATATATAAGTTTATAATATTTAAACCCCCAATGCATATTGGGAAAACCATTTGTAATCTTCGGTTTAGAACATCTCATTTTTGGCATAGTCATAAAGTAATATACAAAAAATAATATTCCAATAAACATACCGAATAATTTTTTTTCTGTTAAATAAATACCTAAACCCAATGCGAATACTTGAAAAACCAATGCATAATATGCTATATATGTTCCTATTTTATTTATATTTCCACATTTTCTATCATACCACATCAACGCTTCTGCAAATTGTACAAATCCATATGTAAAAATTAATGGAGCTATTAATTTATCTATATTTGTTTGACGCATATACATTAAAAAAACAGTAATCATTGCAATAGAAAATGCAACGATTGATTACCTTAAACTATAACACATTATATATATAATAACTTTTTTTAAAAATTACTAAAAATCATATAATTTTTAGTAATTTTTATATTCCAAATAAACTCGTAATAGTCTGTTGCCCGTTTTGTTTATTAGTATAAACACGCAATATATCATCAAACAACAATTCCTTCACATGTTTATTCCTCACTTTCATTATATTTTCCACGCATTTTTTATCATCGTCTTTCCATTTCCTTTCCAATGACCTTATTTTCCTCTCAAACCCACGCTTTCTCGTTTTAAATACCTTCAAATTCTCTAACACTAATGCAAATATTTGCATAACAGGCTTCATAATCTGATTTGTAATATAAATTTTATAATCCGGTTTCAATCCATGTTCTTTTATATAATCAGGATGTTCTATCTTTTCACCTTGCAACTTAACTTTCTTTTTTGTTTTTATAAATACAAATGGTATTCTACTTCCAGTAGATGGTTTATTTCCGGGGTCTCTCTTTCCCATTCTATCTGCCAATACTTTATGAGCAATGCTTTCTGGACACTTATAAAATTCTCGCAACGATTTAGTAATGATGAGTTTATCTAATGGAATTTTCTCATCTATAATATCTTTTAAAAATGTCTTCAAAAATAACACCGCTTTTTCAATATTTCGCTCTTTCATAATAATATCTATAATACCACCATACACATCCTTTACAACTGGCGCATTGTCTCTTCTTTTCAAAACAATACCCATTGACTTTCTCTTACATTTATTTATATCATGCTCATACAACATACCCACATATCGCTTCTTGGATAACAACAAAAACGGGTCAAATGTCTTTTCATACTCCAAATCATGTGGTGGTTTCAAAAATTTACTTGCCAATTCTCCACATTCTATTGCCAATTGTATAGTTATATCCAATGCTTTCTTCCCTGTTATCTTTTTTCCATCCAATTCCTCTGCATTAAAGGTAAGGAAACAGGAATCCGTGTTAAATAATTGCAACTTACCCACACCACATGCAAAAATACCATCTTCAGTTTCCAAATCATACACATATTCTTCACCAGAATTTCTTATTATTTCCATTTTTTTTAACATAGTTGGTTCTTTTCCCCATTTTTTACATGAACTAATTGTATAATAATCATTTTCATTTTTTGTTTTATAATTAATAGACAAATTGTTATAACCTATAGATGTTGCCAAATAATATAAACATTGTGCTGTAATTTTATTTTTTGCAAGAAACGACATTCTTTTATTTATACCACAACCATGTGTTTTAGAACCATCCGCATCATAATATCCTTCAAAATATGCTTTTCGAATAGATAATTTCGCATTTAATATACAATTAGGTACTATTTTTTCTTTTTTTTCACTATAAAATAATTTTCTATATTTATTTACAATATAAACAATATTACCAATAGGTACTAACTTATAAACACCACTACTTTTTATAGTATTCAAAATTTTAAATTTAATTGGTTCTATCTTTTCCAATATTTCTTTATAAACATTTAATCTTTCAATTGTAGCATTATTAATAGCCCAAGAAAATTTATTTCCTGTTTTATTATTATTTCTTTTAACATTTCTTTTACCATTTTTATATTTCCCACAACTTCCATCTCCCATAAACATACCCCAAACTCTTGCTTCATCTTCAGTAATACTATACGATTCTGTGTAAATATTTATTATTTTTTTTTCTAATTTCCCATTAAATTTTTCTCCTTTCCTTTCACATGTTTTCTTTTTTATACATAATTTACATCGTTTGCCCCTTCTCTTTTTATCCATATAATAAAACGTTTTATCATATTTTTCTTGACAAGTTGAACAAGTATATAAATTTTCATCTAACTCTTCTTTAATTCCTTGTTTTAAAACAATACATTCATTTTCAATAAATTCATCCGGGAAAGTATGAGATAATTTTGTTTTATTAACTACACAATCAGTCGGTTTTATTTTTTCAAAATTATCATTTACCAAGCTATGGTCACCAGTTACATCAACCACACCAACATGTGTATTAACTCTATAAATATTTTTATTTGTTTTATGTCTGATAACCTTTTTTATTGGATTCCATTTACCATTAGCCCAAACTTTATATTTCACAAATGCTTTTTGTTTTTCTCGTCTATTCGATTCAATTGTATCAAATGGTTTGAAATTTTCATATTCAACCCAATCATTAGATAACGATTCAATTGTTTTAATAACAACTTTTTTATTTTCATCTTGTAAAATTAATGGCTCGTTACCAGTAACGCTATCGCCATAAATCACCTTGGACTTGCACCTGATTTTCCCATGTGTAGTTTCACATATTTTATTTCCATATATCCCTTCAATTATTTTTTTACCATAAATCAATAGTTTTCTACCTGTCGCAGTTGTTGATGCCGCTATATCCATCTCGTAAAAACTGCTCGTTCTAGCACCAGTTTGACCATATAATGAATTTGCCGTAACCTTCAAACCTTGTTGTCTTTTATCAAATACATTTTTCATAAAATCATCGTATGTATCTCTTACGCTTACCACATCTTCTTCATCAAATTCACATTCTTCTTTTTCACTAACAATTGTACATATTTTATCCTTTACACTATATAATCCAGATATTTCTTCACCATCCGATAAAGTCACCGTTTTATATTTAATAAATTTCCTGGTAGCCTTTCTCCCAGCCAAAAGTTCATGTAATACAGAAGGCATTATGGCTTTCTTCCCTCCTGGGAATTGCGCAAAACGACACGTTTTTGTACCTACTTTTATTTTTTCTTGTGCTTTTCCTTTCCCTTTTCGACGCCAAATATATCTATCATACGTAATATCAACATATTTATATTCCGGCAAATTATCATACTTAAAAGCACCATTTTCATCTCTTTCACCCCGAATCATTTCATTGCCCATTGAATCCCTTTCTATATTACCTTTTAAATCATATTCTTTCGTCCATACCTTACTATCATGTGAAATATTTTCACTAATCATGGAACTCGGATATAGTGAAGCATAATCAACAACTGCAACGGGATTATCTATATACAAACCACAGTATGGTTTCAAACAAATAGCACCCTCGTAACTGCTATCCCCTTTTTCTACATCCAACACTGGCATAAGTGTATTTTTTTCAGAACATTTTTTTGCAATAAACGAAAGTAGCTTTATTCCCTGACCACGCATAACAATAAATTCAACTGGAACATAACAAATATTTGCAATTTCAGACATACCTGTAAAAATATCATTCTTCATCATTAAATTATGTACTAGATTGCAATCCTGAAAACAATATTTCGCAATAATGGCCCTTTCATCTGGACCTTCATTTGTTAATCTAAAAATATCTTGTGGTGTTACATCATCCTTCGCCAAACACCATCGACATTTTTTGTCTTTTAAATCTTTGGCTACTTCTTTACAATTTACTATAAAACTATCAGGTGTCATTTGTTCTACTATGAATTTTTTACCTTGTTTATATTTATCTGTTGAATGACCTAATATTTCAAAACAAATATAATGTCCATCTTTCAAACCCATCAAATTTTTACTTTTAATTATTGTTTTCTCATCTATATTATTTATATCTTTAATAATATCTCCTATAAAATGTGATGCTACATTATCTAATTTATATGACGGTAGATTAATTTCACGTCTAAAATGATTATATAAATCTATTTGCACCCTACCTTCCATCTTAATATACCTCAAATCATGTGTTCCACTTGCAATCTTAATCGATGAATCTATAACACGAGATTGCTCACCAACCAATCTTCCTAATTTCAGAAAATCTTTTTTACATCTTAATTCTTCTGCACGTGCAATCATAAACTTATAATCAAACCCAAAAATATTATAACCAATAACAATATCAGGGTCTTCTCTTTGTATCATTTTGGTCCAAGCTAACAAAACATCTCGTTCATTATCATATGTCTCAATCTCACAATTCGACACTTCAGGGCAACTTGAACAGCTGTTTAATACAATCATATTATTTAAGTATTGGTCTTGCTCACCCAATCTCATAAATGTTGAACCTATAAATGTTACTGTATCACCTTCCACTCTTGGGAAATTTTCTTTTTTAAACATCAATTCTAACATATCTGCAATTAATGTTGGTTCTTCCTTACTATTTAATAAATACAAAATATCATTTTTATAAAATTCTTTATTTTTAAAATATATTCTTTTCTTTTTTTTCTTTTTTGTAAAAATATCTTCATCTTCTAATAACAACAATTCTTCTTCTCTGCGTTGTGTTTCTTCTATTGTTTCTTCCTCCCTATCCTCCTTCATTTTTTTTAAATAAAACCATAAATTTTGTTTTAACATATTTGATATTAAATATTTTAATAAACTTTGTTTTGGATTTATAACATTATTTGCTTCTCTATTTTTTTTTAAATAAATTTTGTCAATACCTTCAATATTACCATACTCAAATGCTGTATAAATTAATTCTGTAAATAATGTATGTTTTTCTTCCAATGATTTGTTTCGTATTGTTTTTTTATTAGTAGTCCAATAATTTACCATTTGCCGACATAATTTTAAATATGTCTTTTTTGCCAACGGGAAATCACCATGACTTGATGAAGCTTCAATATCAAAACTACAAATTTTTAAAGGAATTGAATCTTCTTTTTTTTTTTCAGATGTAATATTATCATAATCTATCCAATATTCGTAATCACAACATGTTTCGCTGCTCTCTGAATCAATGTCTACTTCTTTAAAAGATACCCACCCGGATGGTGAAATATCATTAATATGAAAGAAACGCAACAATGGTGGTAATTTAGCCTCATATAATTTCGTTCTTAAAAACCCATTTTTTATCAAATATCTTTTTCGAAAATCTTCATCTTTCGTATACCATAATCCCTTTACTTTATTAAACGCTGATGTATTATTAAACGTAATTTTTATAAAATTATATGTTTTATTATTATCAAATCCGTACAACTTTTTTTTATTAATATATTTAAACTTTTTTACAGATTCTGAATAATAAGGTCCAATTTCTTTTTTAACTTTTTCTTTGAAGTTTTGTAAATTTCTTAAATCCCAAAATTGTGGAACTTTTACATAAAAGAATGGTTTAAAATTCATAACATTTATTGCAAATGTTTCACCTCCTTCATTCATACCATACATTTGTATCACTGTTTCCTTTTTATCACCAAAGCTTTTTTTTTCTTCTTCTGAATCACTGTCTTCACTTAAATCTTCATTATAGATTCTAAAATCGAAAAGTCTAACATAAATCTTTTCAGACATCTTTTCAGACATTTCTTATTTACAATTGGGTTTTTATATTTATATTTATTCGTATAATAAATATTATCAATTTTTATTATACAAAATATTATTCTTTTGGGTTAAAAGATATACCACATCCACATGAACTTGCTCTATTTTTATCAGGTGTAAAAATAAATTTATTTTCAAAAATCCCATTTGAATAATCTTCACTAACATAATCTATTTTTGTTCCCAATAATATCATTTCTGCAATAGGGTCAACTAATAATTTTGTATCATCATTTTCTATTATCATTGGTTTGATTTTTGTATTAATAAAACTATCAAAATTTTTTTTATTAATTAATTTTAAATCATAATTAAAGCCATTGCATCCACCTGATATTGCTGATAACATAAAACTTTCACTTTTTTCTTTTTTTATAACATCTTTCATTTTTGACCAGGCTCTTTTTGTTATAGATAATTTCATTATAATAGAAAATTATTTAAATATATCATAATAATTATATTTAAATATGACTGATTATACATTTATGAAATCAGGTTTTGATAATATTAACCACGGTGATGAAGAAAAAGCTAAAGATATTGCTTCAACATTAGTGCATTTTTCAGAAAATGCACTAAATCACAGCGCTTTATATATTAAACATTGTAAAAGAAATTGCATTACACCCGAAGACATTAAAAGAAGCATGATGTTAGAAATGTTTATGTTTACAAAAAGAGATAATTTGGAAGAAAAAATAAAAGCTATAAAAAGGGAAATATATGATGGTGAATCAGATGAAGAAATTATTTTTAATGAACCTAAAAAAAAAGAAGATGCTTTTTGTGAAAGTAAATGTAAATGTGCAATGTGTAAATGTATGAATACAATTTATACACGATGGGAAAAATGGGAGCCTGAAACATCTATGCAAGCTATTTTAAAACGCCATATTGACAATATTAATTAATCAAACTTTCTAATATTTTTTTTATTTTTTTTATTTTTTTAGTTTTTCTCTTTGTTGCTTTCTTCTTTACAGCTTTTTTAGCTTTTCTTTTTGTTGCTTTCTTCTTTACAGCTTTCTTTACAGCTTTTTTAGCTTTTCTTTTTGTTGCAGCTTTTTTAGCTTTTTTTCTTAAAAGTGAGCTATATACCGTTCGTTTCTTTCTTTTGTTTCTAATTCTTTTTAAATTTCTTTTCAACACTTTTATTGGCTTTTTTCTTATATTTTCATTAAAAACACTAGCTAAAAATGCATTTAATGAATGTTCATCTCTTGGACCTGCATAATCTTTCTCTTTTTTTCCATTGTTCAAAACTCTTATTGTTGGAAATCCACGAACATCTTTATCACAATTCAAATTTTTAATATTACCTTCTGGAACGCGAGCAATTAAACCATCACGTCTAGAAGTACTAAATCTTCCCATAATTTTATTTAAAGTAGGTTCTAAAGCCTTACAATGCCCACACCAAGGTGCTACAAAAAATACAACAGATTTATTTTTTTGTAATAAATTATTTAAAAAAGGCATATTATCATGTGTTGCTGAAATTACTCTCATATATAAATTATAAAGAAATTAATATATAAATAAAATATATATGAAAAAATATTTTAAATCTATTACAAAAAAATTTAAATCCTGTCTTATAGTTTCTTTTTTTATTCTAGGATTATTATTTACTTTAACTTATAAGCATTCTGATTTAGTTGAAGGTTTTGATGTTAATGATAAATGTCCTAATTTATTAGTAAAAAAAGGTAAAGAATTACATTTAGTAAACACTAAAAAAGCAATGATTCCGGGTGTAAATCCTATAAAATTCAATAATTTAGAAGAATATGCAGAATTTGTTAAATATCAAAAATATATGAATATTAATTGCCCTATCCTTTATTATGAAGAAACATACGATGTTCAAAATAATAAAGGATTCCGCTTACAAAATGATCCATTAAATAAAAAAGGTGGTCTGCCAAGTAATATATCTAAAAAATATAACGTGACAGACACGAAAAACCCATTAGATAAAGCAAATCACTTTTCAGGTGTTGAAAATGAAAATCAAAATATTGGTATTAAAACCAAATTAGATGATATTGTTTTAGAAGCTACTATAAATCCAATGGATAGTGCTTGGAAAGGAGATGCTGCTACAAAAGCTTCTATAAAGAAAGGAGATTTTGTAGGTAGAACTAGAAATATGAATAACCCATTTGAAGACCAAAAAATTTTATTGTCTAATAATTAAAAATTTATTCGAAAACACCGCTTCCGTCGTTTTCATACTTTTCAGTCGTTTCCATATTAATGTTTTGCTGGGCGTTTTGCTGGGCGTTTTGCTGGGCGTTTTGCGGTGGCCTCGAAAATTTTTGAATGCATTCCCAACATTTAGAAGATTCTTCCATTGTAAAAGTTCCTCGTTTTTGTGCCATGTTTAACATTGCTACCATCACATTTAAAGCAATATTCTCATCTTTAATTTCTACATCGGCCAACGCTACTTGTTTTGGTTGGGTTTGTTGGATTTGTTGGGTTTGTTGGATTTGTTGGGTTTGTTGTGCTTCCATTATAAAAAATGTATTTTAAATTATTTTTAAATACATTTTTTTTTAAAGTTTTATTTATACATCTATTTTTATAACTGGGTCATCTTTTCTATACAACAAATATTTTCTAATATTATTTACAGTTGTTTGCGATATTTTTCTCTTCTTCCCATTCGCCATCTCAAATTCAACATTGTCTAAACAATGTTTGTCATTCTTTATTTTCTCTAACATATCATACAAAGAATTAAACTGCGCCATCACAACTTTCGACGTTTTACTACTTATACCCGGTATTTGACTTAATATTATCTCACCCACATTCTCTGGTACTATATTCTTCTTCTTCACTCTTTTAACAACATCCGTATATGACTTATCAATAAATGTATTTGTACCATCATAATAATTCTCTCTCTTTTTCTCTTTTTGAAGTTTATTTGTTATCCGCAAAATATATTCCGCTGTTTCCATCACATCACGCGTTTTAAAAACACTAAATCCCTTAAAATATTGCAAACAAAACATTGTAACCTGTAGTGTTGATGCTTTAATTTTATTATATTTATTATTATATTTATGTATATCACCTTCTATCAAATAAACTATATTATGATTATGCATTTTAATACCATTCAATCTAAACGATTGCTCTGAATATCTCCCATCTTTAATTGATGCAGCCAGGTCAGATAACGATTTCCTCTCTATGATAAGTTTTTCAACATTATCATCGCAAATTATAATATCACCCAAATCCAATACTTCCACAACGATATCAAAATTATAGTCCAAATCTTTTTTTAATGCTTTCATTAGTGTTATTAATTTTCTCTCTCTATTGTCAATCTTTATAATCATGTTTGTAAATAATATGTGTTCATCTTTAATATATTTAATAAAAATGTTATTAAAGATTTTTATAATATTTTTATATATGGAAAAAATTTCACCTAAAATGGCAGCGGCTTTTGGTGTTGGTTTTCTAGGATTTATTATGGCAGCCTACAGTTATAATAAACATCACAAACCCGAATATGCTGATAATTTAGTGAAAAATTTCAGTAATATAGATGAAAACAATGAAAACAATGAAAACAATGAAAACAATGAAAACAATGAAAACAATGAAAACAATGAAAACAATGAA